AACAAGCCAGTAAAGGTTCGAAGCCTGGATGACTTTGTTTCTGTTTTTGGACTACCAGTTGCTGGTGGTAATGGAACCCAAGGTGATGTATGGAGAGAAGGGAACACAGTTGGCCCTACTTACGCCTCTTATGCTGCTCAAGCATGGTTGGCATCAGAACAATCTCCTGTAACTATGGTAAGAATTGCTGGGGAACAACATACCGCTGCGACTACCGCTGGATATGCCGGTTGGCAAGTTGGAGCAGGTGGGGTCGCATCAACTGCTGGAGATAACACAACCGCTTATGGACTCTTCGTTTGCGATGAGGCGGATGCTGGTGAGTTGACATTTAGAAGTATCTCATTTGATTCTCCCGTTGGTGCTGATAATGACAACATAGAGATTGATGATGGGGTAAATCCGGCGTGTAACTTTACATTTGATAACAATGCCTCAGTTACAGACACTGCAACCCTTAAGGGAATCACTATGACTGGTGTTCGCGCTACTGAGGCTGCTAATTTAGCTGCGGCAATAGAAACAGTAGCGGCTGCTGGTAATCTAGATGTTATTGTGTCATACGATGCTGGCGATACAATTGTTAAAGTTGCTTGTACTAATGCTACCGGTGGTACATTAGCAAAAAGTGGTGGTCTCGGCGAAGTGACCTTCGATAACACCACCCTCAGCGCCCGCACAACTTCTGCAGCTAACGGCTCTCTTGCTGCAATTATATATTGCACCACAGGATCTATTGCTCTTAGTGGAAAACTTGCTGACGGCGGTGCTGATACTGACTTGGCTGGTTCTCTTATTGAATCTGTTGGCGCCAATGCCGAATTTACTCTGAAGACATATGACGAAATTAGTGGACTCAAAGATACACTAACCTTTAACTTCTCGAGAAACTCTTCAAAATACATCAGAACCGTATTGAATACAAATCCCCAACTAACAAACACAACGATGGTTGACTCGTCTGATAGAAAAACTTATTGGCTCGGCGAATCATTTGTTAATCACTTGGAGTCAAATGTCAATATTTCCACAGCCGCAGCTGGTGCGACCTATGCCATCTTAGTGCCTTTAGGTATTGACGACACAGCAGGCAAGAATTGGGGTTACCACAAATACTCTGCTCGTGAGGCAAAGTCTGGGTGGGTATTTTCTGACCGCGCAACTGAGGAAAAGGCTCTTTTCCGCTTTAAATCTATGCATGTTGGAGAAGAGATTCAAAGAAATTACTTGATTGCAATTGAACAAATCACAGCACCAGCAAACCCTGCTGTTGATGCCTATGGGACATTTACCGTTGCCATCAAAGATATCGCAGGCAACACAGTTGAAAGATATTCTGGGTGTAATCTAAACCCAGCTTCTCCAAACTATGTGGCTGCTAAAATTGGTGACCAATATCAAACTTGGAACGATACCGACAAGAGATATCGAACTTATGGAGATTACCAAAATCAATCTGATATTTTCTATATTGAGATGGCAGAGAATGTAGCAAACGGTGGTGGCCAAGGTCTTAATCCTGCTGGATTCTTCGGACCAGTCCGCCCAAAAGGGTTTGGTTTGGTAGCAGGTGATGGAACCGCAAAAACACTAGACCTTACTGCTGATTTTACCGGATCAGTTGCCAGAGATGCATCAGCCGCAAACCTTATAAAAGGACACGCTGGTACTGCTGGCCAAGTGGCTAATCTAGGATCAAAAGAAGCTGTTAAATTCGTCTTTCCAAAGATGAGAATGCGTGATGCTGGATCTGATGGTGGTACCGCAGATCAAGCTAGATCTTATTGGGGAGTTCGTCCAAAACTTTCTGCTCAGTCAAGTCAGCATGATCCAGATTTTATCGATTACACAAGAGCCCTTGGTATGGGCCTCGGTGCTGAAGGCACACACACTCCAGGTGAAGACTTTGAATATTCATTCATCTTCTCTCTTGACGACATCATCAGTTCAGGAAACGGAGTGTTTTCTTGGTCTTCTGGTAGTTATGGACTAGCGACATCGTATACCGCTGGGAATGATTTTAATGGACTACTTGATCTTAATGTTAGACAATTCATCATGCCTGTATGGGGTGGATCTGAAGGTTTTGATATTACCGAGATGGAACCACTAAGAAACGAACTAGTGTCCGAGACTACCCTATCTGAAACAACCAGCTATGTAGATTACTCAATCTCAAAAGCTTTAGACTCAATTTCTGATGCTGAAGTTGTGCCTGCTAACATGTTGGCTCTGCCGGGTATATTCCGACCTGCTGCAACAAACAAGATGATTAATGTTGCCGAGAGTCGAAAAGATGTCCTTGCTATTGTTGATCTTGAAGGTGATTATCGCCCAAGAGTTGAATTGAATGATACTGCCGCTAACAGACTTGGTTCTGTCTCTACAGCAGTTACTGAAATCAAAGGAAGAAATCTTAACTCATCCTATGCTTGCTCATTCTATCCTTGGGTACAAGTATCTGATAATCTGAATTCTAATCAACTTGTATGGCTACCGCCATCAGTTGCAGCCCTTGGTGCCCTTGGAAGATCTCAGGCAACGTCTGAACTTTGGTTCGCTCCTGCTGGATTTAATCGTGGTGGACTTGGCTCACTTGGTGGAGCCCGTGGACCTCGCGTACTTCAGGCAAGACAACGTCTTGATTCAAAAGAAAGAGACTCTCTGTATGAAGTTAACATTAATCCAATTGCAACATTTCCTGCTGAGGGTGTTGTAATCTTTGGTCAAAAGACACTACAAGCAGATGCTTCTGCTCTCGATAGAATCAACGTTCGTCGATTGGTTCTTTACTTAAAATCAGCCGTCTCCTCCGTTGCTCGTAACTTATTGTTTGACAATAATGTTGAGGGAACCTGGTCGAGATTTAAGTCTCAAGTGAATCCTATCTTGTCTGATACTAGGGCTAGATTCGGCTTAACTGACTATAAACTCATCCTAGATGAGACCACTACTACCGCAGACTTGATTGATCGCAACATTATGTATGCTAAAATCTATATCAAGCCAGCCCGGGCTATTGAATACATCGTCGTTGACTTCGTCATCACAAAAACCGGCGCGGATTTCGTATAAGCCACTAATTATAGTAAAATAGGAGATTAATAACATGGCATTTTGGGGAACAACTTTAGACTCGTCTAGTACAGAGCCGAAAAGAAAATTTAGATGGCAAGTGCAAATTGGAACTTTGGGGAATGATAGTGTCGTTTGGTACGCCAAGCAAATCGATAAGCCAAAGATGACAATTAGTTCAGATGCACAACATAAATACTTGGGACATACTTTTAAGTTCCCCGGTAGCGTAACTTGGGAAGATATTAGTGTGACTTTGGTTGATCCCGCTGAAACAACCACCAATGGCCAAGATGCCGCAAGAAGACTTCTGGAAATCGTTCAGGGATCTGGTTATAATTTTCCAAAAACAGCAGATATGAAGCAAACCTTGAATAAGCCTGATGCAACATCTGCCTTGGGACCAGTGGTTATTCGACAACTGAATGCCGATGGAGCAACTATTGAAGAATGGACTCTGATCAATCCTTTTGTCAAGTCTGTCCAATTCGATACGTTGGACTACGCCTCCGACGATCTCTCAGAAATTACCTTGGAAATTGTTTATGATTGGGCTGATTTGACCAAGACTGCTGATGGAACCTCTGACCCTCAGATTTTCGGCTAAGGAGGTCTAGATGACTTGGTGGGGTACAACTCTAGGCTCCGGCTCACTTGGGTTTCAACCTAAACAAAAGAACAGATTTATCGTTAAGATGGGGACAGGTGGGCAATTGCTCTCCGTCTCTTCTGTTTCTAAACCTACCGTGACCGTGGATAAGAAAGAGTATAGGATGATTAATCATTTCTACAATTATCCCGGTATTCCTAAGTGGGAGCCAATCACCATGAAATTTGTAGATGGTAGAGTGTGGGGTACTAGTACTGTCAATATTGGACCTACAGAGAGAGAAGGACTAACTCGTAGCACAAGTGGTGTTTTATGGGAAATGCTGTTGGCCTCTGGATATGTTACGCCGAGCGGAAACAAGTCAGCACTCACAGGGAGAGAAGATTCGGACGGCAACAAGCTTTTGGCGCCGGTCGTAAGCCCTGAAAAGGCAGCGATGATCGATAGATCTTTTGGTTCATCTGGTGTCGGGACTGATGGATCCATGCTTGAGATAATTCAAATAAATCCCAAAGGTGAATCCTTAGAGA